AAGTGCGTATACCTCGATAACCCCGCTGCTTATATTGACGTCAGCCGTGTCAGTCGTGGCCTTGATATCAATCGTGTCGCTTGAAGAAAATACCAATGGTTTAGCAGCAAGGGGGGCTTTATTTTTGTTTCCTCCTGTGGGGTTACGATCCCCTGATTATAGGTTAAGCGGGCGACGCATACGGTCAATCACCCGGTTGCGTATTTCTAATTATGAGCCGCAGCGTAAGAGGTGATAACCATCGCGCCGTAGTTCTTGGAATTAAACCGACAGGCTTTCATCCCAAAGATACAGCCAGCAGCGATACCTTTCTTGTTGCGGTAGTCTCTGTAGTCCTCTTCCCACGACATCGGAAGATTCCCGAAGGTCTTGGAATCAATCTTGTCGTAAGCAGAACCAACAGCGAACACACCAGCCTGAGCGCCCAAGAACAAATTGCGCCGAACACTCGTTGTCGGTGAGTACACCCTTGCGGCTTCGTACAGAATCATGTTCCGGTAAACGCCGAGGGAGTTGGTGAACAGGGGATTCTTCAGCCCTCGAAGGTTAGCGTACTGTTGAATATCCTGCCACTTGGTGTAAGTGGAGGCGACCACGTTCAGACGTAAATCCGTCGCTGAATAGTGATGCAGAACCACCACGAACACTTCCTCGCCGTCAATGTTGACCGAACGCATGGGCGGAGTTCCGGTTACAGCTTTCTCTTTCGCGTAGTCCAGATCGGCAAGAGCCAACTGGTCATTGGAACCGAGAGACGCTTCGTCGGTCGCAATCGTGCCGGAATGGGTCACGTCACCCGTTACGATATAATGCCCAGTATCGGGAGCTACACCATCTTGACCGTGGGAAATCGTGGTGTCTCCGCCGAGGTAGCGGAACATATAGTCGTCGTACTTCCCGGCAAACCAGTCGGAAAGGTTGTTCATGGCGTCTTTCCGAAGATTGTGCAAGGTTCGCTGTTGAGACATCCTCTTGAATGAATGCGCGTTTCTGAGCTGGTTAATATATACGGAATCTTGGTAATATACCAATTCCTCTTCGTAATCTTCGAGTTGGTTATCGCCCGTGACTCCGGCCCCTGTTGACTGCATCAGCAAGTCGTAATAGATCAACTCGCCGGCAGCTTTTTCCAGATCGTCTAGCCGGACAATAATGGCGTTTTTATCGCCCTTCTTGCCCAGGAACTTCTGGATATAGGTTTTCTTTAGTGCTTCCGTGAAGGTCAACGGGCTATAAATCTTGACAGCCTGTGCCGACCCGGATGCAAATTCAGTATCAGCCATTGTTTTCTATGCTCCTTTAAATGTCTAATTTTTCCATAACCTTCATTAATTTATCTCGTTCCGCAGGAGTAAGATTGTCAATATCCTCATAAGAAAGACCAGAGAGAGTGTCCTCAGAAATCCCGCCCTGCACGTTTTTTTGATCTCTCGCTCCTGCAAGGGAATTGGGCTTCCCGAGTACCTTCTTGGCCTTTTCAGGGTCTAACCCCGGTTTCCCCTGTAGTTTCGTAGGCTTAACCGTGGCACTACGAAGCGCCATTCTGAGAGAATATTTTGAATCATACGCCTTCATTGTCCTCTCGAAGTCCAAGTCAGGAAATGCCTTATTGAACTCGGTCTCAATAACCGTACCAGATAGAGCGTCGAGCGCCGTATCAGGATCAATAAACCCTTTGATGCCGTGTTCCTCTTGAAGTTGGACTACCTGATTGTTCAGCCATGTAGCCCCGCGCTGAATCTTCTGGTATGCAGATTGATAAGCATCATCCTCGGATAGAACTTCCGACACCAACTTATTGAATGCCCGCTCCTGCTCCTGAGACTGTCGCGTTGCCGCAACCTGCTCCTGAATTTCCTTAACAGGTGCGGTAAACTCTCCAAGTTGGCTTTTCATTAAGTCTTTGAAGTACTTAGGGTCAATAGTGATATTCCCGTTTTCATCAACCTCAACGGGAATTTTCGGCAGGTCCGCCGCTTTTTCCTTTGGCTGTTCCGCCTTCCGTTGCATGGATTCGGCAAGGAGACTATTGATCTGTTCTAACTTCCCCTTAACTTCCTGCTTTCCCCTCCGTTCCTCCGAGACTGCCCTTTTCAACCCTGCGTTGGATTTTTCAAGCTCTTCAATCCGAGACATAAGATCGCTTTCACCCGACGGCGGTGGTGTTGCTTCGTCCGTTTTTTTGGCGTCAGTCTCAACAACTTCCTCCTCAACAACTTCCTCTGTTTCCTTCGGAGCTTCCAACTGCGTTTCTTCCTTTACTTGGTCTTCTTCCATTTTGTTTTCTTCCTTTCTGCATCCGTTACGTCGATGGCACGATACTCCCCAAAATAAAAAGCCCACCCAAGAGGCTTTATCCTCTCATGGTGGGCTTCCCGGTGCTTGAGACAATCTCAAGCCAGGTTAGCACCTGCTATGTTTTTTTACGGGTTACTTTTCAGCTACCCGATAAACCCTTGTTCCGCTCCTTTTAGTATGGTACAATACGTCCCTCTTGCCGAAGATACGCTCCCACCCGTCTCGGTAGGAGTCCTTCGTCACCCTCATGTCTTTGGCATAAAACATGGTTATCAACTTCTGTTCTTTCCATCCCGGTTTAATCGCCAACTTTCCCTCCTATCCATGATATTATCGCCTCTATCGTGGACAGCTTCGCACTCTTGTGAAATTCAAGATTGTTTATGCCGCCATCGGTCCATTTTATTGAAATCGATGTGTCACCGGTATATTTTTTAGAAGCTAAATCGGCCCAATAAAGCCTACATACCTCTAGCAGGTCGCTCGGCTTGAGGCTCTTTTGCCGTTCTCGCGATGAAGTCAAGTTTCATTTTCCTTCGTTCATTAGCTAATCGTTCCTTTTCAATCTCATGCCGCCTGACGGCCTTCACGCCCCCCTGTTGTAGCTTGGCAGCATCCACACCAAGACCGGTTTGCAGTTTATCCGTATCGGTCTTCATCTTAACCTGAATCTTCATCATCTCAAGCTCGTACTGCTTCTGTGCGGCCTCTGCCTGCGCCTGTTGCTGATCCTGAATGTACTTAATCCATCCCTGTTTCTCGGATTCCGGCAGGTTCGTCTTGCTGATGACAACATTCGGGTCAACCGCAAAGCCGTATTGCATCATCTCGATAAACACACTCAATTCCATCATGCGCTTTGTCTGACTGCCGGGTAATTCCTCAACATCGACATTGTATTTCAGGTTGCTCAAATCCTTCAAGTCAACCGATTGCATGAGCCTTTCAGCATCAGCACCTAAAATCTCGTAAATCTGCTCCGGCTGCATATGATTTGAAATGACATGGATAACCCGCCGATAAATTTCCTCTTCCATTTTCTTGAACTGCTTAAATAGCGGCCTGAGAATCGTTGCGCCTTGGTTCTGCCGTAACTGAAACACCACGCCAGACTCGTAATTCTGCCCCTCAACACCGAGTAAATTCAGATTGATACCCGTTATATGATGAACGATATCCTTGCTGAATTGCTCCATCTGCATGACGGCTGCGGGGAACTGAGGTACGTTGCGTTCCTCTATTTTTCTGTTTCCGCTTAAGGCCCCTTCTGACATTATGGTTATGCCGCCCGCTTCCCGCATAGAGGCCTCGGCTTGCTTATCATCGACAAAGGCCCCTAATTCGGCAAAAACTCCAGGCTGCACTTGGGTATTTATCCAATGAATCGCTTGGCTCCAACGCTTATTTATTTCCTTTTGTGGGTCTATGGCGTGTCGGATAACCCCGTAGTGCATATTAGTTTTTTTACTGACATCCTGAAACGCAAAGCATGGGACAATCGAGAACCCGTCATACCCACTTGGGCTATCGCCGTCGTATAAAACCTTATCCCCGACAAACTGTAACCACTTGACTTTCTTGTCCATTACAGTCTCGTACCCAAATGGGATACCGTAAAGAAGCGGGTAAAGTTTCTCGAAAGCGGTTTTCTCGGAAAGATCAAAAGCAACATACTTCTGCTCGTCCGGCACGTATCGGTAATACCGCTTGTACGTCTGCCAGTATTCCATATGGATGATTCTGACTCTTTTTCTCGACCTGTCATAGAAAGACATATCAAGTGGCTG